CCGGCGGGCGACACGTCGTAGCCGTCGCCCTCGTCGAACCTGAGCTCCACCAGCCCGTCCTCGGCCGTCCAGTCGGGAATGGCGAAGGGCTTCGTTTCGGCTGCTCCGCTATCTTCTGGCGCGCTTGCGGATAATGGTTCCTCGTTCCTTATCTGCAAGGGCGGGGCGAACTTCGGCAGCTGCACGGGAGACTTGACGAGGGCGGCGTAGGCGCATCCCTCGCACAGCTCCGGCGCGTTGAGGCGGAACGTCTCGCAGGTGGCCGGCATGTCGTCGGCGGCCATCCCGAACTTCTCGTCCGTCCCGGCGGGGTCGTACCTCGGGTCGCCGAAGGACAGCCCGTGCACCAGCTCCCGCCCGTCCTCGAACCGCTTCAGCACCGACATGGCGTTGAACCAGTTGGGGTAGGACTGCGAGCCCATCTCACGCAGCTGCCTGCAGTTCGCCACCGCGATGCGTCCGCTCCCCGAAGGTGGGCGGCTTCCCAGCCCGAAGCCATCGAGGGCCTCAGGCCGGGAAGCCGGCGGGCTGAGAGGGATCTGCACGGGAGCCTGCGTCCCGAAAATTCCGTAAAGCGCGTCCGGCGCGTAGGAGACCAGCGTGTCGAGCGCCACCTCCACCGTCCTGCCCGACTTCTGGTGCAGGGTGCCGGGAAAGCGCAGCACCGACGAGGCGTCGGACGTGCGGGAGGGGTCGACGTCCATGCCCTCCGCCTTGAGGAATGCCCCGAAGGACTGTGCGAGCGCCTTCCACGCCGGCGTCTCCAGCTCCTCGGCAAGGCGCCAGTAGGCGTGCCATCCCATGCCCGACGACACGAGCAGCGTGGGCTTCAGGCCCGTCCTTCCGGCGAACGCCACGAGGCCGGCGAGGGCTTCCTCTCTGGTCCGCCACCTGCACCCCGCCTTGCCGACGTCTATGTCGGCCCACAGGCAGCGCTCGCGCCGGGCGTTGACGCTCTTCCTGCCGCGCTCCAGCGCCGTGAACGAGGACAGGGCCATGTAGGCGTCCCATCCCTGCGCGGAGCCCTCCCGCAGGAACTGGGCCAGCTCCTCCCGCGAGTACGCCAGCCTCTGCCGGCGCTCCGGCTTTCCATCCGGCGACTTCTTCAGCAGCAGCCCGTAGTAGCATTCGGTCTGGCCGAAGTCTCCCGAAGCCAGATCGGGCAGCACGGCCTCCAAGAACTTTACCTGATCCATCTTGCCTCCGCAGAACGGCCATCCGCGCTTCCCGTCCGTTCCCCGGCTCCAGCGCCGGGCCATCCCCTCGGCGGGGGATCGGGCCGCCGAGGGGCGGCGCTGGAGCGGGGGAAGGGGCGGGCCGGCCCGCGTTATGCACACGGGCCGGACTCCAAGTCAAGGCTAGAAGTTGAGCTGGTTCAGCAGGTCGGCCACGTTGTCGCTCTGGGCCTGCGCGGCCTGCGGGTTCGGAGCCGGCTTGGCGGCGTCCATCATGGCCTGAGCCTGCGCGAGGCGGGAAGCCTCGGGGGCGGGCTGGACAGGCTGCGCCTGCTTGGCGGCGGCCTGCGCCTGAGCCAGAAGCTCCTGCGTCACCTGAGCCGGCTGGGGCTGGGAAGCAGGCTGAGGCTGAGGCTGAGGTTGAGGCTGAGGCTGAGGAGCGGGCTTGGGAGCCGGAGCCGCCTGCGGAGCGCCGGCGTAGTCCAGCTTTTCCCTGACCTGCAGCAGCTCCTGCGTGGCGGGGCTGGTCATGCAGTCGTAGACCGCCTGCAGCAGGGAGGGGTTGAGGATCTGGAGCCTGCCGTTCTGGACGTGGGGCTTGAACGACACGACGCCCGGCACGGCCACGTTGGGGTCGAGGACGATCTGCATGACGAACATGGCCGGGGTGATCTGGACGCCGCCGGCGGAGTGCTGCATGCAGATGGAGCGCAGGCCCGACCACTTGTACATGTTGGCCTGCGGGGCGCCCTTGCCGAAGATGCTCATGCTCGTGATGTCCAGCACGTAGGGGTTGTCCACGTCGAGGGCGAGGCCGCCGGACGCCGCGGGGCGGAGCAGGGCGACGGCGAGGCGCTTGCGGATCTGGAAGCCCCAGCGCTTCGCCGGGCCGTCGCCTATCTTCTCGCGGTACTTGGCGGGGAGGGCGGCGGGGAAGTTGTCCATGCGGTCGTTGAGGTTCCAGACGAGGTCCGGAGCCTCGGGCTCCTGACCGGGCTGGTAGGCCTTGGCGTACCACACGGCGTAGTTGGAGGGCGAGGCGCCCACGCACACGCCGTAGAGCTGGTCGGCGGGAACGTCCACGGTGCCCCCGCCGTCGACGAGCTGGAAGCCCGTCTTGCCGATGACGATGCGGCGGAACCCGCCGGCCGACATGCCGGCGAAGGCGTTCGACATCATGTCGCCGAACGACTGGCGCACGTTGTCGGGAAGCTGGGCCGCCTGCGAGGCGTCGGTGAACATGGAAGAGTCGAAGCTGACCGGAAGCATTGCCATGGTCTTTCTCCTTCGGGCCTTAGCCCTTTGCCTTGGTGATGGTGATGCCCTGCCTGACGATGCGGGTCACGCCGATGGCCGCGCACTGGGCGTCGAAGCCGTCGTCGTCCGGGTTCAGTCCAGACAGGTCCTTGATGTAGGTTTCCACGGCGTCGCGGCTGGCGCGGCGCTGCAGCATGAAGCCCTCCGACATGGGGCGGCGCTCCTTGGCCGCCTCCACGAGGCTCTTCAGCATGGCGACGGCGAGGGCGTTGGCGTCGCTGATCTCGTAGTGCGGAGTGTCCCTGCGCACCACGCGGCCGAAGCCCTCGAGGTTGACCGACTTGACGTTCTGCGCGGAGAGCTCGGCGAGCAGGGCCTGCTCGAGCTCAGTCTCCTGCGCCTTCAGCTCCTGCGCCTGCCTCTCCAGATTCTGCCTTTCCGTCCTGACGCGCGAAAGGTCCGCTGCAATTTCTTGCATAGTCATCTCTCTGCTTCCTCCCGTAGCGCTCCATCGCCCATTCGATGAAGCTCTTCTTTTCGTACATGGTCTTGGCGCCGACGTAGAAGTAGTCGGGCCCCACGCCTCTGGCCGCGAAGTTCATCATGCTTTTCGGCGTGAACATGGACCTGTCCAGCGCCTCGTACAGCTCCGACCGCGAGAACGTGTCGGGGAGCTTCGCTTCGAGGTACTGCCGGAACAGCTCCGGATTCGGCTCCTTGCGGCTTAATGTCTTGCCTGTCTTAGCCATTGTCTTAACTCCCCTTCTTCATGTCTTGGAAAAGCGTTGCTATAAAGTTACCCATTTCCTGTCCCCTGTCAAGGGTCGCGAAAAACTTTTCCTCTTCGGGGCTGGCGACTATCCGGATCACCTGAATCGACTTGGCCTTCTGCTTGGAGCTCGACAGGCGCTCCAGAGCCTGAGCGTAGATGAAGCCGCCCAGAGGGGGCGGGCCGTTGAAGATCAGGGTGTCGGCCGCCGCCAGCTCCACGCCGTAGGCCGTGGTCGTGGGGTGGCACACCAGCACCCTCGGCTCGGCCTCGTTCTGGAAGCGCCGGAGGATCTCCGTCCTGTCCTTGGCGGACACGGAGCCGTCGATGACCTCCGCCGGAAAGCCGGCCTTGCAGAGGTCCTCCTTCAGGCGCCAGTTGCTGGCCACGTAGACGCCGAACACCACGGCCTTGCGCGTCGTCTCGGCCACGCATTCGAGGATGGTGCGGGTGCGCTCAACGTGCTGCAGGAAGCGGGGCTTTCCTTCGTTGTCCATGACGAAGCCCTGCGCCGTCTGCATGAGCTTTCCGTAGAGCACCCCGCCGTTGACGGCGGTGATCTCCACGCCGGAGTCGAGCAGGGCCACGGCCTGCCTGCGGAACTCCTCCCTCGCCTTGGACTGCTCGGACGAGAGGGGGCACCTGCGGGTCTGCGTCGTCACGGGAGGCAGGTCGAGCACGTCGGACTTGGCGAACCGCACGGCCGGCTGCATGGCGGCGTGGATGCGGGCCGGCGCCCCGGCCGCCGGCTTCCGCATGTACGGCTCGGGGCCGTACTGGTACGTCACGAGATCCATCCATGCGCGCTTCGTCCTGCACGGCAGGGCCTTGGCGTTGACCATGCGGCACATGCCGTACACCGTCTCGGGGTTGTTGCCCGGCGAGCCCGTCATGCCGACCACGCGCTTCAGCCCGCAGCCGTTGACCACGGCGTCGATGGACTTGAACCGCTGGCTCGACGGGTTTCCCACGTGGGTCAGCTCGTCTATGGCGCAGGCCCCGATGCGCCCCTCGAGCACCGCCTTGGAGAAGGCGTCGCGCTCTATGCGCACGGAGTCGTAGTTGGTCACGTAGAAGTCGGCCGGCCTCGACAGCGCCTCCAGCCTGCCCTTCCCGTGCACCCGCTCTATGCGGGCGCCGGGGCAGGTGGAGCGCAGGGCGTCTATCCACACGCCGTCTATCGTCGTGACCGTGGTTATGATCAGCCACCCGCCGGCGACCATGCCGCGCCTCTGCATCCAGTCCATGGCGAGGCACATGCTTCCCGTCTTCCCCGTGCG